ATTACCAAGGAGAAACGAAGGAAGCATTAACGATCATGAATGACAGCATGGGAGACTCTGCATTTTATCAATTCCTGTACGATTTCTATACAGCACTTGGAGCATACACAAAGAAAGGAGGAGCGTGGTATGTATGGCATGCAGATATCGAAGGTGCAAACTTCAGGAGAGCGATGCAGGACTCTGGACTTTTAGTGAAGCAATGCCTTATCTGGGTAAAAAATAGTTTAGTGATGGGTAGGCAAGACTACCAGTGGAAACACGAACCATGCCTATATGGATGGAAAGCAGGAGCAGCTCACTACTTCGGAAATGATAGAACCAGAACAACAGTCATCGAGGACAAAATCGACATTAAAAAATTAAGCAAAATCGAACTCCAAAAGATGCTCACAGAGATGTTATCAGAGGATGTCAAAACAACAATTCTCCGAGCAGACAAACCAGTAAAGAATGACATACACCCAACAATGAAACCAATCCTCCTGCTTGCACCTTTAATCGAGAACAGCAGCAAAGAGAATGAAATAGTAGGCGATGCATTCCTAGGGAGCGGTTCAACAATGGTAGCAGCTCACCAATTAAACAGAAGGTGTTATGGCTTGGAACTAGATCCTCGATATTGCCAAGTGATTCTGGAACGAATGATTAAACTAGATCCAGACTTGAAGATTAAAAGAAACGGAGAGGAGTACATTCTGCCTACAGAACCAGAAGCGAAATAACAGTGAAAAAACAGAGACATGGCAAACGAACAAAATCTTAAACCATTCCAGAAGGGTCAAAGCGGAAACCAGAACGGCAGACCAGTAGGTAGCAAAAACAGAAGCACCATCGCCAAAAAGTGGCTGGAAGTCGAACAGGACCTGAAAAACCCACTTACCAGCGAGGTAGAACGAATGTCACAGGAGGACCTCATGACCTTGGCTTTAATTAAGCGAGCCAGAGAAGGAGACGTGAATGCATACAAAGCATTAATGGACTCTGGATACGGAGCACCACTTCAGCAGATAGAACAAAAGAACATCGAGTCCAACCTCCCAGAATGGATGAATGATGCAGAAAGCAAATCCTAACTTTACATTCCTCAAGCGATCAGTTCCAGATAATCGGTTTACACTTCTGCAAGGAGGAACGCGAAGCGGAAAGACCTACTCCGTAGCTTATTATATTTTATGGCTATGCAAGGAATATGAGAATGCAGGAATGGAGATCGATATAGTGCGCGACACCTACACCGCATTAAAATCTACCGCTTGGAAAGACATCAAAGACATTTTAATCAAGCATGACTTGTACAGAGATGAGAACCATAATAAAACCGATCACATCTATAATTTATTCGGAAACTACATTTCTTACTACGGAGCAGACACCCCAGATAAAATACATGGTCGGTCCAGAGATATACTGTGGATTAACGAAGCTCACCAGTTCCCAGAGGAAACAATCGACCAATTATTCCCAAGGACCAGATACCGCATAATTGCAGATTACAATCCAGCACTTCCACAGGAGCACTGGCTGGACAAATACATCGAGAAGTTCCCTCCTTTCATTACAACCTACAAAGACAATCCTCACCTCACCAGAGCGCAGGTAGATGACATTGAAAGCAAAGTAACGAATGCCTACTGGTGGAAAGTTTATGGAACAGGAGAAAGAGCGCAACCAACAGGTGCAATCTTCTCCAATTGGAGCATAGGAGAATATCAGGATGGAGACATTGTCGGTTTCGGACAGGACTACGGCTTCAGCAATGATCCATCTACCTTAATCAAGGTATCGATTAAACGAAAGGAAAAAATCATCTACTTGAAGGAATGCTTCTATGAGCAAGGACTAAACACAGGACAATTATACCAATACACGAAGGAACATGCGGACCGTTTACTTATCATAGGAGACAGCGCAGAGCCAAGGTTGATATCAGAGCTCCGACAAAGAGGTTTAAACATCATGGAAGCGGAGAAAGGAGCAGGCAGCGTTACAGCAGGAATATCTTTGATGAACGAATACCAGATTATTCTGGATAAAGACTCAAAGAACATGATAAAGGAATTCAACAATTATTCATGGGTTGAAAAAACCAACAAGAGCATACCAAAGGATGAGTGGAATCACTGCATCGATGCAGCCAGATATTTTATCTACATGGCAGTGAGCAACCCAAACAGAGGAAAGTATCACGTTCGATAAAAAAAGGGAGCTCCAAAGAACCCCCTTTAACCTATAAACTAAACTATGCTTTGAGAACAAGCTGGACAAATATACCAATCGCATACAAATAAACCAAAACAAGTTATAAAGACATGGAAGCGAAAATCTACATTCCCACATCACTATCGGAGATCACACTGGAACAATACCAGTACCTGATGAAAATTACCAGCGCAAAAGACGATGAGGATACGCAAGCCAGAAAAATGATATCGGTGCTGTGCAAAATACCACTTTCAGCAGTAGTGAAAATTGAAAGGAACTCCATAATGGAATTGCTCGAAAGATTTAATAAAATGTTCTCCAGCTACGAGCAGGACCTTATCCACCGCTTCAAACTTGGAGGTAGGGAGTTCGGTTTTATTCCATCACTAGAAACCATGAGCTGGGGAGAATACATGGATGCCGAGAAGTACATGAGCGACTGGCAAACGATGAACAACGCAATGGCTGTTCTATTCCGCCCGATCACAAAAAGTAAAGGAAAACGATACCAGATAGAAGAGTACGAATCCAGCATCAACTACAGCGAGGTCATGAAAGCGATGCCTTTGAACGTAGCAATCTCCGCGAATGTTTTTTTTTGGAATTTAGGAACGGAATTACTAGACGCTACGATGAACTTTTTACAGGAGCAGATGAAGGAGATGAGCAAGGAGGAACTACAGATTATAGCGAAAGAGCTCAATTTAACCAACGATGGGGCTGGTATTCATCAATATATGCAGCTGCAAAGGGAGATGTTACAAAGTTCGATGAGGTCACTAGACTTACCATTCATCACGCATTCACATTCTTAACATTTGAGAAGCAAAAGAACCAGATAGAAGTAAACGAAATAAGACGAAGAGCCAAAATATGAAAGCATACACCTACTTAATCGATACCTTACGCGAAGCATTCGAGGACATCCCTCTAGTTACAACCGTTTCGACAGGAAGCATCGATGACATTGATAATTACAAGCAGACCTTGTTCCCACTTATCCACATAATGGTCAACACCATGTCACCAGAAGCAAATATTTTGCGCTTCAACGTTACCATTCTTTCGATGGATGTAGTCGACATTTCAAAGAGCCAGACAATCGATAAGTTCAAAGGAAACGATAATGAGCAGGAGGTCCTGAATACCACAGGAATAATCTTGATCCGTGTAGCTGAATTATTGAGAAGAGGAGAATTAAATGACAGAATCGAAATAGATGGAATAGCTACATGCGAACCTTTCACGGAACGCTTCGAGAACTACCTCGCAGGATGGGCAATGACATTGGATATTATTCTGCCAAATGAAATGAGCATCTGCTGATGAACCAAGAGGAAACACAGAAAGTTCTGGAGGAGTTCAGAAAGTATGTAATCCAGCAATCGAGGAGCAACCTTACTCGGATGAAAAAAAACACCAGTAAGAAACTCTACAAATCAATTGAAGGAGATGTTAAAGCATACCCAAACAGCATCCGCCTATCTTTCAGCATGGAGGACTACGGATGGTATCAGGACCTCGGTGTGAAAGGAAAGACCAGTGGCAGCAAAGCACCAGCATCACCCTTTAGATTTGGAACAGGAACAGGAAAGAAAGGAGGACTGACCAAAGGAATAAACAAATGGGTGCGAATGCGAGGTATCAGATTTCGCGACAAAGAAACAGGAAGGAAGCTGACATACAAATCTACCGCGTTTTTAATTACACGATCAATTTACCACAAAGGAATGAAGTCCTCGCTGTTCTTTACAAAACCATTCCAAGCCGCCTTAAAACGTCTCCCTGCGGATTTTATGGATGCCTACGGACTCGACATGCAAAAAACACTCAATAGAATTATGAATGAAAACTTTAAATTAAATGGCTAATAATATATTCGCAAGATCGCCTTACATTATCGAGGTAAATGAGATAGGGCAAGCAGGGAGTAAAATCGAAATCTTCCTATGGAATTCAGGGAGCGCACCAATTGTACCCCAGCACAAATTATCAAAGCCGATACCATCACTGACCAAAATACAAACCACCTATAACATTTCTCCGTACATTCGAGAATTCATCAACCATAATACATGGCAGACAATATACAATACCACAACGGACACCCCAAACAAACAATGGTGCAATGTCAAAGTGAAACGATACAAATTAGCAGGAGGAGTTTATACCTTGCTGGATACAACTACCTACTTCGGATTTGATGGCTACGGATACTACGAGGAAGGATACAATATCAACCTCGGACAATTTATGCTTACAGAGGGCACGTACTATTACCACTACGATGAGAACGCTACCATTGGAGCAACGCAACTAGATAGCGCAGGACATTTCACATTAGAACGAACAGGAGCAGCATGGCTTGAATGGACCAATCTGCGAACAGGAGCACAGACATCGGTAGGTTTAACACCATTAACAGGTTCTGCAATCAAAGATACATTTCGAGTTTACCCACTGTGGTATGCCGATGGTAATAAGTTAAAAGTGCTAAATTCATCATTCGGAACATTGGCGGAGTACGTCTTCAAACCAATACACGAATGCCGAAATGAAGTTTTTGTCTGCGATTTTGTAAACAAGTTCGGAGCATGGCAAAGGGAGTTTTTCTTTGGTGCTTCCAATGAGCGAATAGAAAGCACAGCCACCACATACAACCTATTACAAACGGACCTCGTAGATTACGATGTGCGCGAAGGACAAAGGAAGGAATTTAACGCGAATGGTATCAAGTCGATCACATTAAATACAGGAATACGAGATGAGAGCATGAACGAACCACTCCAGCAGCTAATGTTATCGGAGCGAATATTATTAAATGGTCTCCCTGTAAAATTGCGCAGCAGACAGCTCGCCAAACTAAAGATGATCAACCAGAAAATCATTAACTATTCAGTGGAGTTTGAATACGCAAATGACATTATAAATTCAGTGGTCTAATGAAACGGAACGTACAAATTTACATTGAAGGAAACCGCCTAGAATTATTCAACGATGAGAAAATCAACGTTAACTCTTCCGTTCAAAATATTGCTGACATTTCAAAAGTTTTCACGGACTTCTCACAGAGCTTCACAGTTCCAGCTTCGCAGAACAATAACACCATCTTCCAGCACTTCTATAATACGGACTACGATGGAACGGTGAACCATAATTTGAGAAGAGATGCCTACATCGAAATAGACTTAACACCTTTCAGGAGAGGAAAGATACAACTCGAAAAAGCAAATCTAAAAAACGGCAAAGTTGAAAATTACTCGATTACTTTCTATGGCGATGTTCTGGCTTTGAAGGACAAGTTCGGAGAGGACAAATTATCTTCGTTGGATTATTCAGCAGACAGCCACGAATACATAGGAAGCGAGGTGCAGCTACGAATCGAAAACACCGCCACAGACTACGATGTATGCTACCCTTTAATTTCCAGCAAGCGAGTGTGGCAATGGAATAACATCACCACACCAGATGACAATATCGATACAGCAGCAGGAGCGATTGTTTATGACGAACTGCTCCCAGCTTATCGAGTGCGAAATATTCTAGGAGTTATCCAGAGCACCTACGGAGTGACATTCCAAGGAACATTCTTATCAGATCCCAGATTTACCTCCGCTTTTCTTTGGCTTAAAAAAGCAGAAGTTCCGCAATTTACTTCTCAAGCTACACCAATCGATTTTATTTATGTGAACTTTTACGATCCAGCAGCAGCAGATTATACCAGCATCGATTTAACCGCGAATACAATACAATACACCTCCACAGAATCAGTGCTCGAAAATCAACAGCACTTCATCGATTTAACGATTTCAGGAACATCGGATACCACATTAACTTATTGGATTGATATCTACATCAACGGCACTCTTGTTAACACGATCACAGGAGCAGGAGACACCACATACAATCTAGTGACAGATGACAATAGCGAAGGAATAAATAACACATGCTACTTTGTTCTGCGAGCCCAGAGCACGCTTACATTTGACTCGGTAATCAATAGCTACTTTACAGGAATTGTAGGAGGATACATTCCAGTCAACCTACCTATTTATATTATCTACAACGCGAACCAGACAGCAATGGCTTATGTGAACCTTGCGGACCTTATGCCAGACATGAAGGTCGCTGATTTTTTCGCAGGATTGCTCAAAGAGATGGACCTCACATGCTACGGACTTTCTGAAAATGTTTATCAAGTCGAACCACTGGAGGACTGGTATCAGAAAGGACAAATAATCGACATCACCAGATACACCATGGTGGAGAACATCGACATCGAGCGAATCAAATTATATAGAACAATCAAGTTTAAATACCAAGAGTCGCTCTCCTTCATAAACCAGCAGTTCAAACAATTTTTTAATCGCCAATACGGAGACCTCGACTATTCATATCCATACGATGGCGATGAGTACACCATAGAAGTGCCGTTCGAAAATCTTTTATTTAACAGATTTGAAAATGAGGATATACAGGTAGGATACGCACTCGGAACAGGACCAGAATTCAAACCCTATGTGCCAAAGCCAATCTTGCTATACAAGTTCGGTGGAATTGGAGTGAACACATGGTATTTTGATAATGGCACTACGGTAGATGCGATCAATAGTTATATGGCATTCGGACAGGACCTCCAAGTTTCAGGAGTTGATTATAGTTTGAATTGGGGAGCAGAGACCAGCACCCTCTGGAACGTTCCAATCACCAACGGATTATACGAGACCTACTACTTTAATTACATTGTCAACCTTTTTAACAAAAAGAACCGACTGACCTACATTAAAGTGAATCTTCCAATAACGATACTGACATCGCTCCGCTTAAATGACCGCCTTGTTATCAGAGACAAACGATATATTATCAATGAGATGAAGAGCGACCTCACCAGTGGAGAGGTTGAATTTACTTTGATAAATGACTTCAGGCCACTAGCTCCAAACAGAGAAGTGGGAGCACCAATCGGAGTGGGAGGAACAGCTTTGATTAACACTGCTGTGACCGTTCCAAATGGCACGTACAGAATCACGCTGGACATTACAGGAACAGGAGTTATATCGGTTTCACAAACGGAGTTCTTCGAGGATGCCAGAATCGACATAGTTCTCCCAGAGAATACAAATCCGATTTATCAACTTATTACAGAGGATGCCAATATTTTAATTACAGAGGATGCAAGCGGACTGGTAAACGAAGAGGGCCGCGAGGTTATATACACCATACCAATGACACTAGAAAATTACGATGGAACAACTACAATACAATACATTCAAATAACCCAAGCAGGATGATATCAAACGTTTTGAACATGCTCCGATTAGGAAACCACTACGGCCTTTCGGAGAACATAGAAATAGCCAAGGGCAAATACAAAATACCCACCACAGTGAAAGAGGTATTTAATCAAGCGATCCGCGAACGCAAAATGAAAAAAGCATTGAAAGATGGAAGAGTATAAAGCAAAGGTCACCATTGACACCGCATCGGCAACCCAGTCAATAAATAACCTAGGCGATGCAATAGAAGGAGTAAGCGATGAGCTCGTACCTCTGACTTCCCAGATGGGAGAGATGGAGGATAAATTGATGCTCATGGCCCATGCAGGAGACACCAGCTCCGAGGAGTTCAAAAACCTATCGAAGCAGGTCGCTGGAATGCGAAAGACGATCAGAGAAACAGATGCAGGAATCGAAGCATTATCAATGACCACTTCTGGAAAGCTCGGAGGAGCACTCGGAGGAGTAGCTTCTGGCTTTGAGTTGGTGCAAGGAGCAATGGGAGCGATGGGTGCTGATAGCGCAGAGGTGGAGCAGGCCCTCCTGAAAGTTCAGAGTGCGATGGCAATGGCCCAAGGGGTGCAAGGAATCAGAGAAGCAGTGCCAGCATTCAAAGCTATGGGTACAACGGCAATATCTGCCTTCAATGGAATCAAAGGAGCAATTGGAGCTACAGGAATAGGACTTCTGGTAATAGCAATCGGAGCAATCTACGCAAACTTTGATAAGCTGGCTGGAATTGTTGACTGGGCAAAAAAGAAGTTTGAAGGAATGGGCCAAGGAATAAAAACCCTTATCACCATTGCCTTCATGCCTTTGATCATAATGATAGAAGCAGTAAAATCTGCGATGGTTGCTCTGGGCATTATAGAAAGCGATGAAGAGAAAGCTCGTAAAGCGAATGCCAAAGCAAACTATGCTCGCACGAAGGACCAGATGGCCCTAGAAGCAGAAGCGGCCAAAAAACGAAAGGAAAACTTCGAGAACGAACAGAAAAACTTTGATCGGCAAATAGCACTAGCAGAAGCAGAAGGAAAATCAACACTCGGACTCCAGAAGCAAAAAATACAGGGTTCGATTGCTTACCAGAAAGAACAAATCAAAGAGATGGAGAATTCTATCGCAGCGATCAAGTTCGTACAGGAGCAAAGTGGATGGATGGCCAAAGGATTAAAGGACATCGTGGACCAAGCAGAAACGGACCTTAAAAAAATGAAGAGTGACCTAGAGGATGCTCAAACAGATTTGAAGGTTCTGGATATCACTGCTAGAAAGGAAGCAGAACAAAGAGCATCAGAAGCTAGACAGGCAGAACTTGAAGCAGCGCAAGCAGAGCACGAAGCAAAGAAAGAGATCTACCTGACTGAATTAGAATTACAAAAATCGATAGATGAAGAGAATGCCAAAATAGAAGCAGATAAAGCTGAAAGACAGCGACTAGCGAATGAGGAAGCAATCCGACTAATGAATGAGGAGCTGGCAAACAGCGCGGATTTGAATTCTGAAATAGTCGATGTCCAAGAGGAAACATTCAGCACTTTAGAAACACTCCAGATGAAGTGGGCCGAAGGAATGCGAACCCACCGCAAGGAGATGACAGAAGGAATGATAAACGGAGCGAGTAATATGTTCGCCACGCTTGGCAGTCTCTCTGAATTATTCCAAGGAAAGAGCCAGAAAGCGCAGGAGCGAGCATTTAAGGTCCAGAAAGCAGCACAGATAGGTCAAGCCACCATCGACACATTCAAAGCAGCTACAGGAGCTTATAGTTCAATGGCCAGCATTCCAGTAGTCGGTCCAGTTTTAGGAGCAGCCGCAGCCGCAGCAGCAGTGGCCGCAGGATTGCTGAACATCAAGAAAATCGCAGCTACAAAGTTCGAAGGAGGAACAATACCAGCAGATGGAGGTGGTGGTGGAGGAATATCAGATGTAGGAGGAGCAGCATCGATCATGTCACCAAATTTTAATATAGTAGGAAATAACCCAGTGAACCAGCTCGCGCAACTTGGAGCACAGCCAGTGCAGGCATACGTTGTAAGCGGCCAAGTTACCACAGCGCAGTCACTAGATAGAAACAGAATAAAAAACGCTACATTCTAGAAAATCAAAGTTTTGAAGTTATGAATATAATCGAAATGGTATTAAATGAGGAGAACGTCAAACATGGAATCCATGCGGTCTCCGTTGTTGAGTCTCCAGCAATTGAGGAGAACTGGATCGCTTTAAATAAGCAATACGTTGAATTGAAAGCAATCGATGAAGAGAAGCGAATCCTTATGGGTGCGGCCCTTGTTCCAAACAAGCAAATCTATCGCAAGGACAAAGAGCATGGAGAATTTTATATTTATTTCTCCAAGGATACAATCCGCCAAGCATCGCAAATTTTCTTAAAGCGATCAAACCAGAACAATGCTACCTATGAGCACCAGATGAAAATTGATGGAATGTCGGTTGTTGAAAGTTGGATAATCGAGGATGAGAAGATGGACAAATCTGCCCTCTACAATTTTTCACTTCCAGTAGGAACGTGGATGATTTCAATGAAGGTCGATAATGATGAGGTCTGGAATAAAGTTAAAGCTGGAGAGATCAAAGGTTTCTCCATTGAAGGATACTTCGAACCAAAGGAAGCAACGTTATCTGCCCAGAGAACAGATGAGGATATCTTGAAAGCAATCTTACAAATTTTAGAACAATGATAAACCAGAACATCGAAGAGAGACAAACACGAAACTCCCAGTTTGACAATCAGCTGGAGCAGGTCAATACAGAGGAGCAATTTTTTACAAATGTTCCTGAAGTTGGTGCATTGATTTCTGTCCAAGGTTCTCCTTTTATTGGTGATGGAGAAGGATGGGTGCAACTGGCCACAATGAATGATATACCTACCTATCAAAACGGCTATCAAGTTGCGTATGATACTGACCACACGAATACAAATAATGCTCAAAATATAAACGCAGTTGAACAAGTGGTAATGAATAATGTAGGAACTTCATTAGGAACAATGGGTTGTTATGATGGCCGTCAATTTTTCTTTAGAGAAGGAACAATTTATACCGTTACACTTTCATTCACTTCGTTAGTAACGACAAACAATGCGCACGCACAGTTATTTTTTGGCTATTCTGGAATCCCTTACAATGGTGATTCAGATGTTTTAATTTATGCCAAAGGCAACGGGGTTGCGCACGAATTTACAAGAACATTTCAAATTGTAGGTGACAGCAGCACAGCAGAAGGAATCAAACTATACATCTTCCCATCGCATGCAGGGAAAGTTTGGGGTGCTAAATTCACTATTCAACAAGCATTCTAATGAAATCGAAATCAAGTCCAAGAGGAGGGAAACGCGGATGCCTATGCAAGGACAATACCTACTCCTCAAAATGTTGCACAGGAGAACTTTCTGCACAGGGCATCGGTGCACTTGAAGGAGGACATAACACCACCAAGCAGCAGACCATAGTAGTCCGCCAGATTATCCGCAACTAGAAAATGGAACAATATAAATCAAAGAAGTTTTAAGGAATATGGAGAAGAACGTTTTATCAAAACTCTACAAAGGCGAAGAGATCCAAGTGGAGCTGGCAATTGTTGATGACATTAAAAAATCATATGATGTAGCCAGCAAATCAATCGATGGTTTTCTAGCGGCATATAAAATTATTGATGCTCAAAAGAACCAAGCAATTACAGCAGGAGAAGGATATTACAAAAATGCAGCTCAAATAGAAAATGCATTGAAACAATTTGAAGCAAAAGCAAAAGAGTTAGGTATTGATGTTAACGAAAATAAAGATTATAAAGCCGCCAAGGATTTACTCATTCGATATGACATTCAAGGAGTTTTTGATCGAGTAGATGGACTTCGAAAATTAAAATAAAACAGATGAACAAAGACGTACTAAACAAACTTGCTCGCATTGAAAGCAAGGTGGAGCTTGCAGAGGTTAAAGTAGATTTAGCAGTTACTGATGAAATCGCATCAGAATTGAAATCTATTAATCAGATGCTTAAAATGGCTAACGATGCAAATAATAAAATCGTTAAAGCTGCTGAGCAGTTAAATGCTGCATACAAAAATATCGGTCAAAATTTGAATTACGCTAAGGTTAAAACTTCTAAAGTAGATTCTATTTCAAATAACCTTAACAAATTAGCTGCAGATATGGGAGTTGATCCTAAATCTACACAAGTATTTAAAAGTATTCAAGATGCTTATCAGTTTCTAGGTCAAATCCAAGATTCTTTTGATAACATTAAAAATACTATTTCTACACTAGGTAAATAATAAGCAAATGACAACTAAAGAAAAACTAGCAGCAATTGGAAAGATCATTCTAGGCAAGGCCGTAGTGATTGAACTCGCACAAATGAAGTTAGCTGATGGAGTGACCGTTTTAGAAGCGGATGCATTCGAAGCAGGAATGGAGGTGTACGTTGTTACACCAGATGGAAACGTACCAGTTCCAGTAGGCGAATACGAACTTGAAAATGGAATGATTCTCGTAGTGGCTACAGAAGGAATTATCGAAGAGATCAAGGAAGCAGCAGCCGAGGAGGAGGAAGTGACACCAGAAGCACCAGAGGAAGCTCCAGTAGAAGCAGCAAATGAAACTACTGACAGACAGCCAAAGCGCACCATTGAATCAGTGGTTAAAGAACATCACTTCTCTTCTGAATTGGAAACGATCAAGGCCGAGCTTGCAGCATTGAAAGCAGAGAAGGATGCGCTTGTTACAGAGCTCGAAAGTAAAAAAGTGGAGCTATCTACACCAGCAGTTGCTCCAATCGCTTACAACCCAGAAAATGAACAAAAAACAGAGGTCTTTAAGTACGGAACAAAACGTGCACAGGACTCTCTAGACAGAGTATTAAATAAATTGTATTAACAAAATAAAACCCAAAGACAAATGGCTACAACATTAGACATTACAACAACTTACGCAGGAGAATCAGCAGGTAAATATATCGGTGCTGCATTGCTTTCTGCAAACACCATCGAGAACGGAGGAGTTCAGGTGATGCCTAACATCAAGTTTCGTTCTACGATCAAACGTTTCGATAGCTCGGACCTTTTGAAAGATGCTTCATGCGACTTCACTGCATCCAGCACAATCACATTAACGGAGCGAGTAATCGAGCCAAAGGAGCTAGACGTTAACGTTCTTCTTTGTAAAAAAGATTTCCGCTCGGATTGGAACGCAATCGAAATGGGCTACAGCGCATACGATGTACTTCCTAAATCTTTTCAGGATTTCCTTTTGGCACGAATGCTAGGTCAAGTAGCAGAAGCTACAGAAAATAACATCTGGCATGGAGCGAATGCAAACAATGGAGAATTCACAGGAATCTTCACACAGGCAATCGCAGAAGCAGGAACAGGAATTCCTGCAGGACAAGTTGTAGGAGGTACTGCCATTACTGCTTCAAACGTTATCGCGGAGATGGGCAAAGTGGTTGATGCAATCCCTGCTCGCCTTTACGGTAAGGAAGGTTTGAAACTTTATGTTTCACAAAATGTAGCACGTGCATACGTTCGCGCATTGGGTGGATTTGCAGCAGCAGGAGTTGGTGGTGCAGGAACAAACGCTCAAGGAACGCAATGGTACGGAGCAGGAGCTGGCTTGTCTTTCGATGGAGTTCCAGTTTTCGTAGCAAACGGATTGCAGAACAATGAGATGTTGGCTACAACTTCAGATAACTTGTACTTCGGAACAGGATTGTTGAATGACAGCCAAGAGGTGAAAATCATCGACATGGCAAACATCGATGGATCACAAAATGTTCGTTTTGTAATGCGATTCACAGCAGGTACTCAAATCGGCATCTTGGAGGATTGCGTTGTTTACTTCATCGACTAATCGACCACAAACATAAAGGGGAGTGGGGGTGGTTTCCTGCTCCCCATTTTTTAACTACAAAAACAAAGACAAATGGCCTGCGATATTTCACACGGAAGATTAGAGACATGCAAGGATTCAGTTTCTGGACTTGATGCTATCTACTTCATTAATTACGGCATTGCACCAGAGAACGTCACCACAGATGTGGATGGAGTTGTTACAGCAGTGACTGGAATCACAGAACTATACAAATACGAGCTGAAAGGAGCAAACTCATTCGAGCAGACAATCCAGACATCTCGCGATAATGGAACTACCTACTTTGAGCAGGTGGTGGTTGCCCAATTAAAAAAACAGGACATCCCAACACACAAAACAGTCAAACTTTTGGCTTATGGGAGACCGCACATTGTTGTTCGCACGCGATCACTTCAATTCTTCATTGTAGGACTTGAAAGAGGAGCAGACATGACAGCAGGAACTATCTCAAGTGGTACAAACTTGGGTGACTTCAATGGTTATAATTTGACCTTCACGGCCATGGAGAATGGGCCTGCCAATTTCCTAGATTGTGATAATGAAACAGACCTCGCTGCGGTTTTCGCAGGAGCAGATATCATTACAGCATAATACCTGCCATGTATAAACGGAGAGGGAGAGAGCTACGGCTTTCTCCTTTTTTTTTGGAACAAACCACCAATTTCTAGTTAATTGTTTATGATAATAATGACACCAGAAGTCGGTACAAAAACCTTAAACCTTATCCCAAGGGAGGAGAATATGGCCTACATCACTTTGAGAGATGATTCGAACAATACCACAGAGACATATACCATCGACAATTTGATTGTTGGCGAGTGGTACTTTACCGTTCAATTCGAACTGGTTACCGCCTTGCTGGAGAATCGATATTATGACCTTACAATCTTTGCAGGAGATGACACCATCTCATACAAGGATCGCATCTACGTTACATCGCAAACTGCACAGGACTTCTCCGTGAACAATCAGCCAAACGGACAAAGCAAATACAAATCGAATAATTCAGCAAATGACTTCCTTACCTATGGAGAATAAATACAATAACATCCGAGTGGTGGAGCTATCGAAATACCAAGCACCAATTATTCAGGAAAGCAACAGAGAGGACTGGGTGACCTACGGAGAGAACGACTCCTACTATCAATATTTGATAGACCGCTACACCTACTCGCCTACAAATAATGCGATCATAAATAATATTTCACGTTTGATTTATGGCCGAGGACTTCGCGCATTGGATGCTTCTGCCAAGCCAAACGAATACGCAAACATGATCACTTTGTTTCCAAAGGATGAGACGAAGCGACAAATCATGGATGCGAAAATGCTGGGCCAATTTGCGATACAAGTTATCTACGCAAAGGACCGAAAGACCATCGCCAAAACAGCGCACATACCAGTGCAGCTATTGAGACCAGAGAAGTGCAATAAAGATGGAGTTATAGAAGCATACTATTACTCGGACAATTGGAGCGACACCAAAAAGTTTAAACCAAAACGAATTCCAGCGTTCGGACTTTCAAATGAACCACTTGAAATCTTAATGGTGCAACCCTACTCGGTAGGAATGAAATATTTTTCATTGGTGGATTACCAAGGTTCTCTTCCTTATTGCACCTTGGAGCAAGAGATCGCAGATTATCTTATCAATGAGGTCCAAAATGGATTTTCAGGCACAAAAATTATCAATTTCAATAATGGCATCCCTACTCCAGAAGAGATGGATGACACCGAAAGTAAGGTTACAAACAAACTGACAGGGAGCAAAGGAAAGCGAGTGATTGTCTCATTTAATCATTCCGATGCACAAAAGACCACAGTCGATGACATTCCATTGAACGATGCACCACAGCACTATGAATATCTTGCAGATGAGTGCATGCGAAAGATCATGCTAGGCCACAACGTTACATCACCGCTACTTTTTGGAGTTTCCTCCAGCAACGGTTTCTCCTCAAATGCGGATGAGCTAAAAAATAGCTTCGTGCTTTACTACAATATGGTTATTAGACCTTATCAGGACCTAGTCATTGATGCCTACAACCAGATACTAGCTTTCAACGGAATTAAATTAAAATTATACTTTGAGACATTGAAACCTTTGGAGTTCCAAGGAGCAGATGGCAAAGTGGAGGAAATGCAATTATCATCCCAGAATGACTTACAAATAATACTGGATGAGGTGGACCGCAACCAGTTATCGGATGAGTGGGTGCTTGTTGATGAAAGAGAGGTCGGAGACGATGACGAACAACTGGACCAGCACCTGATAGAATCAGAAAGCGCACTAGAACCCAAGACTTCGTTTTTAAGCAAGGTTATCAACCTAGTGCAGACAGGAAACCCACTGCCGAAATTAAAGAGCTCACAGGACAAAAATGTGAAGGAATTAAAATACTTCAAAGTGCGCTACAGATACACTGGAAACAAAACCCCAGAGAGAGACTTCTGCAAAGCAATGATGGCCAAACAGGACCGCTTGTTCAGGAAGGAGGACATCGATGCAATGAGTAAAAAATCAGTGAACGCTGGATTCGGAGAACATGGAGCAAATACCTATGACATTTTTAAGTTTAAAGGAGGACCGCGATGCCACCACAAATGGCAAAGAGTGACCTTCATGCTGGACCTGAACCGCATCGAGGATGGTTATCAGGAGATAGGAACTCGCGCTGCGGAGATCAAAGGATATAAAGTTACAAACCCCTACGAAGTTTCATTTTATCCGAACCAATTACCCCTCAAAGGTTTCTCACCAAATAACCCAAACTTACCATCTGACGTACGCAAATAATGGAAGCACTACTCATATCCAGAAACGACATCGTATCACTTACGGCCCTTGGAGGTTCGGTGGATACAGATAAATTCATTCAATTTATTAAAATAGCGCAGGACATCCATGTGCAAGGTTATCTAGGAACGAATTTACTCCAGAAAATACAAACGGACATTTTGAATGATGACTTGGCCGAGCCGTATCTTTCATTGGTGGTCACTTACGTCAAACCACTTTTAATCCACTGGGCTATGGTTGAATATTTACCTTTTGCAGCTTACACCATCGCAAACAAAGGAGTATACAAACACAGCTCGGAGAATGCCGAGAACGTAGAAAAAACAGAAGTGGATTATTTGGTGGAGAAGGAGCGACAAATAGCACAGAGCTATTCACAAAGGTTTCTCGATCACATGACCACATACGGATATCAATACCCAGAATACAATACGAACCAGAGTGGCGATGTGTACCCTCGGCACGATAATTTTTTTACTGGATGGCATCTATAAAGCAATACAAACCCAAGAACGATAACATCAAAAAGTTAGAAATCTACTTATCTCAAAATAGCGATGCAAAACAAACGAATATCGGAGCTCGGAACGACAGGAACGATAGCAGCAAGCGACCTACTAATAACAAGTGAATACAATGGAACTGGATATGACTCCAGAAACATCACAGGACAGGATGCAGCTCAATCACTTCGCCTACTTGCACCAGTGGTATGGACCATTGATTTAATGGCTACATTGACAATCGATGTATATGCGCCTTTTGCGATGCAGATAGATACGGTTTCAAACGTTAAGAATTCTCCGAGCACTACGCTCCAGAAAAACAGCAGTGCATACATTCTTGGAACTTCAATTGCAATCGGAGACATGATCACAATAACGGTCTCCACAGCAGCAGTGGTTAATTTAAACATCACGCAGTTATGAGAGATTTATATATAAAAGCTGAATCTAGTACTCCTACTGCTTCTGTTGGTGCAACTTTGATAAAATCGAACCAGACAGCATCCTTTCGCACTGGCGATGACGGAGATTTAGAAGCAGGTAGAGCAACATCATTCACTGTACTTGCATCTAACAATCCTTTCGGAAATACCAACCGATTTACAGACGAGTTAGGTGGGCAGACATATACAAATAATATAGTCATTGATTGGAGTACTTATAACGGAACTGATGTGCTAGGTATTTCTAGATTAGCAATTGCTACAGGTAATACTTGGAATCAAGCCATTGATAATTCACTTTCTTATTCAATTGGTAGCTTTACCAGTGGCTGGAGATTAGCAAATATTAGAGAAATATTTAATTTGATGAATTTTGGAAATGACCAAAATAATCTTCTGAATTACTCCCCTTTGAATTTATCTTCAGTTGGTAGAATTTATTGGAGTTCTACTACAAATCTAGCTTTAACAAGCCAAGCATATACATTAAGCAATATTGGACAAACTGCTGTACAAACAAAAACAAGTTCAGTAGCTTTTACCTATTTTAGAGTAAGAACTTTTACCGTAACAGGAACAACTTTATCTTAAAAATATGACATACAAATTTATACAATTTAATGTTGACATCACCGATCCGCAAATCTCGGTAGTTCAAGTACTAGATAATATATCAGCCAAGGAATGTAGCGTGGAGGTTCTTCTCCAGACAGAAGCGGCAAATTTTGGAGTGACACTTTCAGGATTTACTTACACCGCAGACTGGACAGATGAGGAGGTGCAAATCTGGACATTAACAGAACTACAAAAGTACGCGGTATGAGAACTTATTTAATGGCAATCACCATCTCCCTGCTTACGATTTTCACTCCAATCGTTCCGTTTGTTTTATTGGCCTTTGCAGCGATCATTCTGGATTTATACTTCGGACTTTGGAAAACAATCCGTTTATTCGGATGGAGAGCAGTTCGCTCCAGAAGGTTATCTGACACGATCACAAAAACACTTCTGTACGTTGGCGGAATCGTTATGATATTTCTGGCCGAGATTTTTATCTTGAAAGGATTAATGGAGCAGTACATGAATATCAAATTTTTACTTACCAAGGCCTTTACACTTTTTTGTTTGACCACAGAAGCCAAATCAATAAATGAAAGCTACCATGCCGTTACAGGAAAGAACCTATGGAATAGTTTTGTAACTTTCGTGCAGAGAGCCAGACAGGAGGAGGATAAAATTAAATAATATGATGACTACAAAACAAGTGACAGCCAAATACGGAGTGCCTACGATCACAGGAGCAGACTACCTTGTAACTTTGACATTACCATACCCTATGCGCCTAGCTTGGGATTTGGAAACACAGGTCACCAGAATGAGATGCCACAAATTAGTGAAGGACCAGTTCGAAGCAGTTTTTAATGACTTGCTCAAGGAATACGGATACATTAAAATCAAGGAGCTCGGCATTGATTTGTTTGGAGGATGCTTCACGTTTAGAAAGATGCGAGGAGGAAACGAATACAGCAGACATTCATGGGGTATAGCAATCGACCTAGATCCAGTTCGAAACCAGCTGCATGAAACTTCAAAGACCGCTCGCTTTGCTAGACCAGAATACAAACCAATGATCGACATTTTCTATAAGCATGGCTTCATTGGATTAGGCAAAGAGAAGAACTATGACTGGATGCACTTTGAAATAGGGCAATAAATTGAAACAGACCAACATTTTATACGTTCTGCGAGCTTTTCTAATCAATACCGCAGGATTGCTTATCGATTACGTTTTTAATGCATTAAACAAACGCAAAATGGCAAAGAAAAAAAAGGACCTAAATATCAATATTGATACAAAGAACGTAGACGTTCACATCACCAGAATAGATGGAGAGCTTAATGCGGAGCTGGATACAAAGAACATCGATGTGAAAGTACGCAAGCGCAAAGGAGAAAAACTGGACCTCGATGTTGAAACCACTCCAGAATTCGGAGAAAAAATTATCAAAGCAGTGGGCATCGCGATTCGCAATATTGCCAAGCGCAGAGGTTAATCAACAAACTTTTTTTAACTTGAATTAAATTTATTTTGTGAATAAGTGCTCTACGTATGATTTTATTTCTATATTTGCGTATAAACAAAAACGAAAAACACATGAAAACGCTTAAAGAACAAATCGAAAACGCAACCACAACTGAACAATTGCACTCAATTATCGAAGCAATACCATTGCAGGAGAACGGAGAAAGACAAAAGATTGCTAGAACTTTAGATGATGCTTTCTGGTACGTTGATTTAAGAACTTTTGAAGAGATCCAAAATTTTATGTTGAAGAGATTATAAAAACCAAAGGGGTGCGACTTTTCAACGCATATTTTTTTAACCTTAAACAAAAACAAAATGAAACACTATGTTACAAGGACCTGCCCAGAATGCGAAGGAGAAGGTTACATCGAAGTCGGACCAGAATGCCTTAAGCCAGCATCGATGTGCTGCGGAGGATGCTACAGGACCGTTGAATGCGAAGAGTGCAATGGCACTGGCAGCTTTACAGAAGAGGATGAGGATTACAATGACGATGAAAATTAAACCAGAACAAATGAGAACATACCACATCACCTACTTCATCCACAGAGGAGACGTAGAACAAAACGAAAAACCACTACTCGGAGGAGTAACACTAGAAGCGGAGTCGATCATACTAGCAATAGGTCGATTTCTAAATGAGAACAAAGTACAGGAATCAGAAATCAAATACATCGTAGAATTATGAGCACAAAAAAAACACCCCAGACACCAGTAGCGCACATGTTCGAAACCATGCAGGAGTTCGACTTCAAAAACATGCGCCCAGAATTAAAAGAACAATGGCTGGAGATTTTCATGAAGCAGGAGAAGAACCACCAGCAATGGGCATACAATAACGGATACATTCACGGAAAGCACAAACTAAACCATGACTATGAAAGTGTATATATTGACTGGTATAAAATAGGAGATCAAGATGAAAGCAAATAAACAAACAGCAGTAGAATGGTTAAGTCAGGAGTTGAATAATATTATTGAATTATATCCAAGCGAATGGGAGAAAATAAACAAAGTTTTTGAACAAGCCAAAGAAATGGAGAAGGAGCAGCTGGAAGTATTAAAAGATTTTGATACATGGAAAGAATGGAAAAACGAAACGAAATGAGAGCAGATAATCAAACAGCAATGCAATGGTTCGAATTTGAACTCAAAGACAAACTAGGCAAAATTGTCATCAATCAGGACTGGCAATTATTAGAAACAATTATCCAACAAGCAAAGGAAATGGAGCGCGGACAATTAATCGAATTTTATGAGGATGGACTCTACTCCGCTTATTATCCATTTGGATTAACAGGCGAAGCCTACTACGAACAAGAGTATGGAAACAAATAAAGATTTTATCCAGAATGTTCTGGAGGTGGTGGAAAGATACGACCTAAAAAAAGTCAGCAGAAAGCAGGAGATTATATACCCACGCTATTACATCTACTCCTTGCTTCGAGATGCCAAGTATTCGCTTTCTGCAATTGGTCGAATTTTCGGAAAGGACCATGCAACGGTTCTCCACGGAATCAAAATGCACAAACGATACTCCAAAAACAAGGACAAAGTATATGAGATGCTGATAGTTCAAGTGAAAGCTGAAATCTACATCACCCCACAGGAATACAACTTAAAGGAGGAAGTCCTCAAGTGCACCACTTTGAAAAAATTGGAGATAATCAAAAACCAGATATTGAATAATTATTATTAACATTGCAGTATAGTTCGGTCTCACACCCACGAATTAAACGATTTTTTAACCCTTCTATTCCAATTGCAACGTGAGACCTGCAAGGCGAATGGAGGGGTTTTTTATTCCCTATGAGAAAAGCATTTAATTTTTACAGGAGCTACTACGATGTTATGCTCCAGCTTCCAGAGGAGGAACAACTGGCATACATCAAAGCGATCCTTACTAGACAGTTCACAGGCGAAGAGCTGGAACTTGAAGGAATGGCAAAGTTCGCATACATCAGCCAGAAGCACTCCATCGACCAGCAGGTCAAAGGTTACGAAACAAAAATGAACACCCCTTTAACACCCCCTACGCAACCCCCTGCCGAACCCCCTAGCCAAGGACCTACCGTACCCCCTTCAGGACAAGAGAAAGAGAAAGGGAAAGAGAAAGGTAAAGGGAAAGAACAAGAGAAAGAGTACGCAGGCGCAAAATTGGATATTTACGGATTTGAGATTGGAAAGAATCAAAATGTCTGCAAATGCGGTAGGAGGAAAGCAATAAACGCTTTATTTTGCACGGTATGTTTGTAGATCACAGAAAGCAGGATGAGTACTTGGAGATGCTCCGACTGGACCAAGTTCCCCTAGGCAAAGGACTAGGAATACACCTAGACAATCACCTCCGATTTAAAGATGGAAATTTTAACATCGTGCTCGGACACGCAAATGTCGGAAAGACATACTGGGTTTTATGGTATTTATTAGCGCACAGCGTGCGACATAAACACCTGAACCTTATCTACTCCTCGGAGAATACTGTCCAAGGAATAAAGCGCAACCTCATCGAGTTATATGCAGGTCGAAAGATTAAAGGAATGAACCAGAAGGAGCTCCAGCAAGCCAAGGACTTTATAGAGCATCACTTTGATTTCATAGACACCAACAAAGCATGGACAATCGAGGAGTTCATGCAGGAGGTCCAGAACAAAAAGCACTACGATGTTTTAATGATAGATCCTCACAATTCATTTTTAAGGCCCAGAGGAACGAATGCACATGACTACGACTATGAGATGGCCACAAAACTCCGCTTATTTTGTAAGATCAAACGAACAGCTGTCTACCTTTGCATACATGCCAGCACAGATGCTCTTCGCAAGGTGCATACGGATGGAGACTTCAAAGGACACCCAATGCCACCAAACATGAGTGATGCAGAAGGAGGAGGAAAATGGGGAAACAGGGCCGATGATTTTATTGTAGCGCACAGGTACATCGCAGACAGAGACAACTGGATGTATACCCACATACACGTTAAAAAAGTGAAGGAAACAGAAAGCGGAGGATTACCAACTTTAATGAACGATCCTGTCCGTTTCAAACTCCAGAACGGTACGCAATTTTTATGTAACGATGAAAACGCAATATGAAAGAACTAGACTTGATGCTGGCGAATTCCCAGATGAGAATGATTAAACTTGTTCTCCAGAATTCAATAAACGATATCAAAGAGAACAACCCACATCGAATGGATTTGATCCAGAGCATGGAGAAGCGACTAGCGGAGCTGCATGAAATACACCTGACCTATTTAAGATTAGAGAATGAACACAAAATGATTATCACGAAGCTCTACGATTTGCACAGGGAGAATCTGGAATTAAAAAAGCAGAACAAGGACCTAAACGAAATTATATGACAGACTACGATAAAGCATGCAAAAATTGCGGTGAACAATTTACACCTTACCGCACCTTCGATAAATTCTGCTATGTGTGCTCCAGAACGAAGCAGGCAATGAAAAACTTGGAGAAAATAAAAAAAGAAAAAAAGAAGCAAGCCAAAGAGGACCTACTGACACTAGCCGATTATTTGAAACTTGCCCAGCAGGTCTTCAATAAGTATATCAACCTGCGCGACAAAGGAAAGGACTGCATCTCCTGCTTCAAACCAATTACAGGCAGAGTGAACGCTTCCCACTATTACAACGCGAACAACCATTATACCCTGCGATTTGATGAGGACAATGTCCACAGCAGCTGCATCACGTGCAACCAGCACCTACATGGAAACTTGATCCAGTATCGCAAAGGACTTCAAGAACGAATCGGAGATGCCAGAATTAAGCGATTAGACGAACTATCGAACCAGACTCGGAAGTTTACCAAGGAGGAGCTAAAAGAGCTGATTACAGAATACAAGGAGCGGATAAAATATTTTTGATTTTTTTTGCCTAAATGTTTTATCAAACAAATTATGTTTATATTTGTATATAAATTAAATTATATGAGAACATACAAAGTAACCTACATGCACAGAGCAACCCCCAAAGCAAGGTGGACTCTTACCTTCAAAACGGTGCATGCCGTTTCAATTGAAGATGCCAGAAAGAGAGCAGACCTTTATCCACCACTAATTAAAAAAATCGAACAGCTATGACACCAAAAGAAAAAGCAGAAGAACTATTGGACAAGTTTAATTTACCCACTGGATTAATGTCAATTGAAATAAAACAATGCGCTTTAATTACAGTAGATGAAATGATGCACCAGATCAGATTTCATTTAGCTTATGGTTACCAAAAACAACTTGAATATTGGCAACAAGTAAAAAACGAAATCGAACAGCTATGAAGCAGACAGCAGTAGAATGGTTATTTGAGCAATGGCCAATTTTAAAAGCACAATTGCCTCCACAGTTAATTGAACAAGCCAAAGAAATGGAGAAGGAACAAATTGAAGATGCTTATCAGACAAGTCATATATCAATGATGACGGCAGAGCAATACTATAATGAAACCTTTAAATCAGAAAAGAAATGAATGTAGTTTATTTTCAACCACAAGGAATTAAACCTGAGTACTGTGAAGTAGGAATGATTCACGAATCAGACACTGATTACATTTGGTATATGGATGAGCCTTGTAAAATACTTATCAGCGAGGTTAAGATTATAGATAAAGACATGGTGTCTTTTAATAAGAAAACAGGTATTTACTCAATTAAAAAAGAACAACAATGAAGACAGCAGTAGAATTGTTAAGTCAGGAATTGGATGAGTTTCTATTTTTATTCGATGATGACTGGCAGCAATTAAATAGAATAATTGAGGAAGCCAAGGAGATGGAGAAACAGCAATCAATTGAGTTTATCAGAAAATATCATGACAGTTTATTTCATCTCCCATTAAAGGATGGCGAAGCAGAACAAATCTATAATCACCTGAATCAATTAGAAGAGCAATGACACCAGAAGATAAAGCAAAGGAACTTATCAGCAAGTTCTATGTTGACAGCTACATGTATGCAGCAGCAGGAATGCCCTGCGACTGGCGAACCAGACAGGCGAGAAAGTATGCAATGAAATGTGTGGATGAAATGCTCGAATTTGAACAACGGATTATTGAACAGCTGGAGGAGATCACACAAAATGCAGGAAAGCAATTTCAAACAGAATCAAAATTCTGGAACGAAGTGAAACAAATATTACTACACCTATGAAACATTGGAAAGAACTTTTTTTGCTGCTCATGGCAGTAATTTTTTTGACTTCAATTTGGAGTTTGGCATTTCACCTTTTTGGGTGGTATGGAGTGCTTGCCTTGGGGACAATTGCTCTGCTTCTTTCACTTTTTACAACACTGTAACTTTTAACCTTAAATACGATGAATAGACAGGAACAATTATTAAACAAGTACAATGAGATGCTTATAATGATACGGCACTATTGCATAAACGAAGAGCCGATCATACCAAAGCACATCACTAGAGCATTCAAAACCAGTGACTGCATTTTTACAGTTTTGATGCGCAAAAGATACATCACCCAAATAACTACAGGAAGGAAAAAAATCTTTCAATGGAACAGAGGAGAGATAACAGAATCATTGATCCACGAATTCAACTCCGATGTAGTAAACCACCAGAGGGAATATTTGAAGCGAAAGAACCTCAACAAGCGACTGGAGATGACAAACAAGGTGCAAACGAACCTAGACCTTTTCTCACAGAGCGAAGAGAAGTACAAAGCACAGGAGCAGCCAGAAAAACAGCGCAGAAAAATTACAATACTGTGGGGCTTAATTACATTTTAATACTTATATTTGCGTATAAATTAAACATCAAATAAATGAGAACAACCAAACAAGCAGCCGAGGTCAAACTCGATGAGGTGCAAGGCAAAGAGCCAAAAACACCGACAACTATCTGGAAAGCAATTGCAGACTTCCAGCAGGATGTACCAATCATCCACAAAGCAACGCAAGGATACGGATACACCTATGCGGACATTTCAAAAGTGCTCCAAGTAATTACACCTTATCTTAAAAAACACAATCTAGGGTTTATCCAGCCACTACAAGGAGACAGCATCCAGACGATCATCTTTCACACAGAAACAGGAGAGCAGGTGGAATCAATCACCAGAATACCACAGGGAGTGCAGCTCAAAGGAATGAATGAGTTTCAAGTTTATGGTTCTGCTGTTACCTACTTCAGAAGGTACAGTTTGGCTTCGATTTTGGGCCTTGTTACAGATAAGGACTTGGATGCAGGAGGAGAACAAACAGCACCATCAAAGAATCTAGATGGACTTTCAAACGAAAGATTTGATAATGCAATCGAAGCGATCAAAACAGGCAAATACACCAAGGAGGAACTTCTCCAGAATTACCTTTTAACTACAACCCAAAAACTTAAATTAAACGAACTATGAGTTACGAACCACAATTAATTTCGCTATTAGATGAAATGCCAAGCACATTTTCAGGTAAACAATTCTGTAAAAAATGTATTGAATATGGAATTGATCCAGATATTGTTAAAAAAGGAATACCAACTTCATTTCTTTATATTCATGCAAATATCATAGAAGGAACTAGATCATGGATTAAGAAAGATGTTAAAGTATATCAACCAATTGAAAGAGTTGATGAAATAATTTTTGATACAGTTCCTGAATTAACATACGAACAAGAGTGCATCCAATACCTCAAGGAGAAAGGATACAAAATTCTTAAACTAAACTGGGAGGAGCAATGACAAATATTAAAATCAGATGCTCCAAGCTCGGAGACATTATGACGAACCCACGCAGCAAGGGAGAGATTCTCTCCCAAACTGCGAAAAATTATCTCCACGAATTATACCTCGAAAATAACTACGGCATTAAAAAAGATTTCTGGAGCAGGTATACCGACAAAGGAATTCAATGCGAGAAGGATGGCATAGCACTGGCCAATGAAGTACTGGGCTGGGGTTTACCTTTCCACTACATCGAACAGGGAGGACAGGAGACGTTCGAAAATGAATACGTGACAGGTAGAACAGACATCTGCACAAACGGACTTCTAGCGGACATTAAATGCAGCTACGATGCAAACACCTTCCCATGGTTTACGGATGACATACCAAACATTTATTTTTACCAGCTGCAAGGTTATATGTGGCTTTCTGGAATCGAAGTGAGCGAGCTTGTTTTTTGCCTTGTGAATACACCAGAGCTAATGGTTCTGGATGAGATCAGGAGAGAGAACTGGAAGCAGAACGCAATCGATGAAGATCCAGATATCGAGGAGTACGTGAGAGCAAAGCATAACTTTGATCACATCCCCAAGGAGGACCGTGTACGCAGATTTTTAATCGAGAAGGATGAGGATGTTATCCAGAGAATCAAGGAGCGCATAGAATTATGCAGAGAGTATTACAACGGATTAAAAATCGGAAAATGAAAAACAAGGTTTTATACTTCATGGCAGGAATGGGAGCAGCAGCCGTAATGTTCTCCAGCCGAGAATTATCAGAAGGATGGCAGGCAATGATAAACAATTTAATACACTAGAAAATGACCAGACAGGAACAAAAAGTAAATCTAGAATATGGCCGATTATATTATGTAGTAACTTTTCAATTTACAACGGACCAATTACTCCCCACAGAATTATACGAGGAGATCAATGAAATGATAGAAGCTAAAATAATCAGTTACGAACAAAAAGAAAATTAAAGATGAACTACGACAATACGAATACAGGAGTTCTTTTCACAAACAAAAAGAGCATGGACAATCATCCAGATGTTAAAGGAAAGATCAACATCAACGGAGTGGAATACGAACTCGCAGGATGGACAAAACAATCAGACAAAATAGGAAAGTTCCTATCTTTGAAAGTTTCTCCAATGACAAAGCCAGAGGAACAACCAACCAACCAAACTAAAACCAGCACAGGAATACCATTTTAACGATTTGCTGCAACCCAAACCCCTCGGAGCATTTATTGGTCGCTCTGGGGGGTTTTTAATTAAGACAATATGTACATCAATGACGAACAATTAAGGAGCGAACTAAAAGCAGTTCTGCTCACCAAAACCAGAAACCAAGTAGTAACCGAAATAAAAGCAGGAGGAGAAAAAATGCATCAATTCCAAATAGATAAGTTCCTTCAGGGAAGGCCTGTATCAATCGAGACGATCAATAAATTCGATAGGTACATCAGCAAGTTAAAAAAATAGTACATTTACAACCAGATATAAACGCAATTGAATAATTGGGCATCAATTCTCTGCAAGCACCACAAAGAGTGGACTTCCATTGTTAAGAACTTCGGAGAGAACAACTATGCGGAGGACATTGTACAGGAGATGTATGTCCGAATTCATAACAGCAACGCAGGAGACAAAGTAGTAATAAACGGAGAACCAAACAGAGCATACATCTGGAGCATCTTAAAAAACACCTTCATCACTTACCAGAAGCAGAAAGCAAAGGTCCACAAAGTAGATATCGATGCATTGGTGTATTTGAGTTCGGAGGAAACAGATGAGACATACCACAGGGCACTGAATACAATACAGGATAACATCGAAGCTGAAATGTACAGATGGCATACATACGATAGAAAATTATTTGAAGTCCACGTGCAAGGAGAAAGAAGCATGCGGAACATTGCAGCAGGAACTGATATCTCTTTGAAGTCGATATTTAACACGATCAAAAACTGCAAGCAGAGACTGCGAAATGAAATAGGCGAGGATTTCGAGGATTTAATAAACGGAGAATATGAGCGAATATAAAACAGCAATAATGGAACTGGTGCTACTTGTTGGCAGCAAAACAAAACGCATCAATGAACTCAAAGAACAAATAAAGGAATTGGAAAGAGAGAATGAATGGGTGCATGGACAATTAGCAGAAAGAACCCAACAAAATCTAATCTTGCGAAATGATCTGAAAGATTTATCAACCGAATTTAATAGATGGCGAAATGGAAAAACCGAAAAGAAAGAGACGAACTAAAGAGCAGATCCGACAGGACCAAGCTCAAAAAGTATACAGCACTTCTCCAGAAGGACTAGGAGATACAATCGAAGCGATCACAGAAGCAACTGGAATTAAAAAATTGGTCCATTGGCTGGCAGGAGATGACTGCGGATGCGAGGAGCGAAAGGAATTACTTAACAAGCTCTTCCCTTACAAAAAACCAAAGTGCATGACAGAGGATGAGTTTAATTACTTCTCCGAGTTTCTGGCATTGAACACCAAAACAATACGACCAACCCAGCAAATGGTCTTACTGAAAATGTATAACCGCATCTTTGGCCTTCAACAAGAGCCAACTTCATGCGCAGATTGCTGGCGCGACTTCATCCACAAATTAACAAAAGTACATAGCACCTATGCCGATACCGAAACCAAATAGCAATGAGAAGCAATCGGACTTCATGCAACGATGCATGGCCGATGAAAAAATGAAAGCGGAGTATCCAGAAGAGCAAAGAGCAGCAATCTGCTACGATGCCTATCGCGTTCAATTAGAAGGACAGAAGGTCTCATTTGACTACGATGGAACATTGTCTACGGAGAGAGGAAAAAAGCGAGCAGAAGCACTTATATCAAACGGATCGGTGGTGTATATTATCAGCGCACGTGAATCAGCCGATGGAATGTATGGAACAGCAGACAAACTAGGAATACCACACAGCAGGGTATATGCCACAGGGAGCAACGAAGCAAAAATACAGAAGGTTAAAGATTTAAACATCGCAATCCACTACGATAACAATACAGACGTGATTAATTCCCTAGATGGAGTTGGTCGATTATTTTAGATTTATGCAGGCAGAGTTAATTACAATATCGGCAATCAAGCCAAACACGAACAATCCTAGAACGATCAAGGATGCCAAGTTCAAACAACTAGTACAATCAATAAAAGACTTCCCAGAGATGCTTAAACTTCGACCAATCGTTGTCGATGAAGAGATGGTTATATTGGGAGGAAACATGCGATATGCCGCATGCAAAACAGCAGGACTGACTGAAATATATATTATCAAAGCAAACGAGCTTACAGAGGACCAGAAGCGAGAATTTATCATCAAAGATAATGTAGGGTTTGGAGAATGGAACTGGGATGTTCTGGCGAACGAATGGGATACAGATGAACTCGAACAGTGGGGATTGGATTTACCAATTGACGTCTCGGTTGTTGAATTGCAGGCCGAGGAGGATGACTACGAAATGCCAGTGGGAGGTCGAGAAACAGATATCGTTCTAGGAGACTTCTTCGAAATAGGACCGCACAGATTATTATGCGGAGACTCGACAATAATGGACACCTATGATAAACTATTTGGAGACGAACTAGCTGATATGGTTATGACAGATCCACCATACAACGTGAATTACCAAGGAGGAACGAAGGAAGCATTAACGATCATGAATGACAGCATGGGAGACTCTGCATTTTATCAATTCCTGTACGATTTCTATACAGCACTTGGAGCATACACAAAGAAAGGAGGAGCGTGGTATGTATGGCA